TTTTAATGGTATATTGATACCTTGTTTTAGAGTGGTTTATTACCCGCAATTAGACCCATAATCTTTTACTAGAACTGTGGATATTACGATGTATACACTTGTATATAGCCCTACATTGTGATATACTTGTCATAAGGTAGAAATACCAATCTCATCTAAATTATTATATATATTTTTATGTTTACAATATACGTGAAAGGTAAACACGTCATTAGGGTAAGAGAGGACGGAGAAAAGGCCACAATAAAGGGGCTTGGCTCTATGAACTCTATAGAATTGATGATGTTGTTGGTAGATAACGGATATAAAATTTTAAGATAATAAAATGGCAAGTATTAGTAAGTCGTGGAGAGATATACAAAAGGATAGCGACACATCCTTCTGGGCGTTTGCGTTCGCCCTATTGCTTCAAGTACTAGGGTTGTGCGTTCTGTTATTTTTAGCGGGTTTAATATTGGCGTTTATTTTAAATTATTAATATTAAATATTATGAAGAACAAGAAAGAATTAGCGAAAATATATGAAGGGCTAAAAGGTGATAAGACATTTTACAGTTTCGAAAACTTTACAGAAGATATCAAGGAACTATTGAGAGATATGAAAAGGAGAGAGGTTTATTGTAGTCTAAAAGTTAGCAAGTCGGGTATGACAAGACGTTTCGGGTTTAAACTTTCACACAATAGAATACTAAACTGTATATACAACAACAAAATTAGCCCTGAGCCTGTAAAGGTCGGTGGTTGTGGCATGGATATGGGTTTTGATTTGCTCTACACGTTCTACAATACAGTACTAACAAAGAAGGAAATAGCCAAACCTGTAAGGGTTGGTAAGTCGTTTACTAGCTCGTGGAATAGCCTAGCAAGTGATTACAGGGTTATTTAATATCATACTAGAGAGGGCGTAGGGATACGCCCTTTTAGTAGTATATTAAGTTTTATATATTACATATCTAAATTATTAATATTTAAAGTTATGAGATTTTATGCTCATTTTAAGTATAGGCTCTCCGATGGTAAGGGAGAGAGTCAAGTACTAAGGCTCGAGGCTAACGACATCCAAGAAGCGGAATACAAAATAAAAGACATTGTATATAAGCAGAATGGGTATGCCCTCGAAATAGTAGAGTTATATATCATCTAAATTATTATTTTATATCTATGAAGGCATTCAGATACAATCAGTATCTAAAAGATTTACTTCAAGCCGATGAAAACAACATAAAAATCTTAAGAGACAAGTTAAGGGATATTGATGACACAGACCTCAAGGACATCGATTATTACGACATACTGAAGGTTGTACACGCCCTTGAAGAGCTAAAAGAGAGAATAGAAGAGTTAGACATCTAAATTATTATATTAAATGTTATGATATACCGTATCTACACAAAGACTGATTGCTTCACAGAATATGAAGTAGAAGCAGAGAGTAAAGAGGAGGCAGAGCAAAAGTATGAGAACGGAGAATACAGAGAGGTAGAGCAAGAGTTTAAAAACGAGGAAATAGGCGAGATATTAAGTATAGACGGAATAATGAAAGAGGAAAATTAAAAAAACATAGGGCGGTTGTAACATACCGCCTTTTGTTTTGATATGTCTAACAGTTTAAAGAGCAAGAAGAGAACACCCATACAAGAGCTAGAAGAGAACAAAGAGAACACCACTTGACAACTAGAAGGGAAAATGCTATAGTTAATTATCTAAATTATTATATTTTATTTATATGAAAACATATAGCGTTTCAGTAGATACTACACCTTTCTACGTAGAAGTAGAAGCTACAGATGAAGACCAAGCAAAGCAATTAGTACAAGAGGCATTAGAGCGTGGGGAGTGTACAAACCAAGCAGACGAGGTTTACTTTGTAGTAGGAAAGGACATAGAGGAAGTAGAGAGGGGAACAAAAGTAAAGTTTGTAATCTTCAAAGATGAAGTAGTAGCACTATTCCCAGAAGAAAAGGGAATCAATGGCTACATTATGTCCTATCAGCATGTGGGACAGCATGGGGACGCCGACAAGAGCTTGCTAAAGTGCAAAAAGGCAACCCCAGAGCAGTACAAAGACCTTAAGAAAGAGCTTGAAGAAATAGGGTATAGCCTTATAGTTATCTAAACTATAAGGCATTGACAACTGGGCTGTATAGTGTTAGCATAAAACAGAAAGATGTCAAGTATGTAGTGGTTAGTTTAGAAAGGAAAACAGCCGAGGTACAAGGTTAGACAGGAAGCCGACCTGTACCACTACTTACAGTCCTTGCTTAGTGATTAAGGGTAATCTAAATTATTATATTTATTTACATGAATAACATACCCGAAGGGTTTGATGAGAACGGAGTGAGAAACGGCAATGGAGTATGGGAAGATGATGAGGAGAATACAGAGATTGATATTGACCAGTTTGAACCAGTTATAGAGGAGGATATGGGAGAGTGTATTAGGTGTGGCGAATTATTACCAAAGGACAGTATGAGGTCGGTTAGTTATGGAACTGGGTATATCTGCGAAGTTTGTGCAGATGATATGGGTTAAATTATTAATTAATAAATATGAATACAATACCAGAAGGGAAAGAGCAAATATATGTAGAGGCTACATATAAAGAGCCGATTGAGGGCGTACCTTTTTCTAATGTTGGGCTTACCGTAGCGATATCTAAATACATTGAGCAGGGTATGGAAGCGAAAGAGATAGACAAGCAGATACAAAGGCTTACAGAAGAGTACTTTAACAAACTAAAAGAAGACATAAGAGAAAAAGCAGATAGTATTAAGGAGACCAGAAACGAATCTATTGATAAGCTAAGGGTAGAGTTGTCGCAGGAGTATGACGAGAAATTAAAAAGGGCTAAAGAGATAATTCTCGAGCAAAGAGAAGAAATTAAATTATTAAAAAGTAAACAAGATGGAAACTATAACATTAAAAAAGTTTCTTAAAGAATTAAAACCCTATGAGAACACTACCCTAAAAGGTTGTAAGGTGTATATAGAAATAGAAGGTGTATTACACCCCCTCTCCGAAGATTGTGTAGACGCTTATGGTGATAATACACTAAGAATTAAATTATTAAAACAAAAGTAATGGAATATTCCATAGAAAACTGCATTATAGACAAGATATTTAGAAACAAGGAAGACCAGAACGGGAAGCTATATAGGTCTGCAAAGGGAGACGCTTTCACCAAGGTGGATTTATACATAGACCCTAGAGAAGTAGACCACCCAGAGTTTAAGGGTAAGATGACCTACTTTGACTACTTTGACGTTTCTGGTAATTGGGGAGTAGGAACACCTTTAACAGGAACAGTATCAACAAGCGAGTTTAATGGTAAGACTTACTTTAACTACCAACCACCAGCAACAGGTAAAAAGGCACTGGAGTTAGACTTAAAGGAATTAGAAGAAAGGGTTAAGAAATTAGAAGACAAGGTGTTTGGGGTTAAAGGACAGGGCGAAGAAGTGCAAGGGGCTTTAGATATGAGTAAAGAGATGCTAGAAGAAGATATAGACGATTTACCTTTTTAGGTATGAGGATATACGAGGGTAAGTATCTGTCGGTGACCTCTATAATAGACTTGAGGAAGCCATTTAATAGTAGTTCTTTTACAAAATGGTGTGATAGCAAGGGGTTAGATAGTAATTTAATCTCTGCGACTAGCTCTGTATTAGGAGATAAGGTGTCAGAATACATAAGCGACAAAATGAATGCCTTAGAGAGTCTCACAGCCCCTCAGGTTGACATGCTAGAGAGCAGGTTATACTCGGCAGTTGATGGCTTTCTGAAAGAGTGGGAGTTGGTGAGTACTGAGCAAGAGGTAGTGTGCGAGGAGCTGAACTATGCAGGTAGGTATGACGGGGTTGTTCGCAAAAAGGGTACTTCTAAAATAGCCCTAGTAGATTGGAAGACATACGGGGCGTGGAACGGAAAGGAGTACAAAAAAGACAGTAGTAAGATTAAGAAGGTAAGGTGGCAGTTAAGTATGTATGCTTACGCCATGGACTGGAAGCAGGATTTATGTGTGATAGTGTTCAAAAATGACGGTTCATGGGAACTAGAGGAGGTCGTTTTTGATAATGAGATGATTGAGTGGGTTAGAGATAACCAGAATTTAATTTTAAAAACAATTGAGGATGAAAAGTATAAGCAATCAAATCCGCAAATTAAAATATTCTGAAGAAGCGGTTTATATCTTCAGTCAAATGGGAAATAAGAAAGGTGCTAAAGAGAGTATGGAGCTGTATACCTTAAAGGTAGCACTCCAGGTAGGGTTTTGGATATTTCTTTGTCAGCTAATCCTAGTAATAATACTAGGTTTGGTTTAATTATTTAAATTTTTATTTACAAAACACTATGTCTAAAGGTACCAAGAAGGCAAGTTACCTTGCGGGCAAGAGCAAGACAGAGTTAATCGAAATGGTGAAAGTACTATTCTTCGGAATATGTATATACGCCTTCTTCGTAGGTTTCCTTTTGGGATACCTTGGTTAGTTAATATTATTTTTAATAAAATGAGAAAAGAAGAAAAAGCAAAAATGATGGACGTTTTAGTAGCAGTAGACACCATCACCGCTCGGGAGAAGAAACCTGCTAAGATAGTAGATTTAATAGACTTATTGGAGGATATGCCTGCACCAACCGTTTACAGTAGGGTAGACAGAGCAGTTAAGCATGGACTTTTAAATAAAATGAAGGACGGGGCAAACTACAAGGCTACTACATTAACACTTCGTGGGTACAAACTACTTGAGAAAGAAGCTCCACAGGGTATGTCTGACAATGGAAGTATTAACAAGGAAGCCGTTTTGGATTACTCAGTAGCCTACTCTTTACTTTCTGAAGTGTTTTTAAACTCGGCAGATATGGACAGGGCTCAAAAGGAAACACTCTTAAGTGCTCTTAACAGTTTGGTTAAAAGAAGTTAATTTTATTTATACTTACAATGGCAGAATTAGTAGGTTCAATTTTTGGAATAATATTAGGAATTTTAATACTTGCGGTTCCGGTACTTTTCTTGGTCTGGATAGTCAAGAAATTATTTAGAAAGATTAGAGAGTAGCTCTTTAAAATTCGGAGTAATCCAACAGGGGGTAGTTCCTCCCTGCGGTGGGTTGGACGCTCACAAGGCGCCGGACCTACTCGTAGGGGTGAATAACCCTACCATACAAAGGGAAGTCGCACGTATGAGCAGACACACACTCCACTGGCTCTGGGCAGTTCTAGTGGTAGTTACTGCGAAAGTCACTTCGGGGGCAGAATAGTGTTGCGAGCTACACTGCCCAGTATGGTTAGCACTTTAATAGTTTGTATGAGGTACTTTGGTGGCGAATAGATTGCATCTTAGTAGCTACAGCGTATCTGTATAGGACTTTCAATGGTAACAACGAGACTGCGTCTCATACCTAAAAGTTGTAGAAACCCTACCCAGAGTATCTCATACAGGTTATTAGCTCTTTGATAATTGAGAATACTTACCGTTAGTGAGTGATTAAAACTGGCGTACTATTGTTTTTCAGACAATTACATTAGACCGCCGAACTCCTTGTTATAGGTGCGGGCTAACGGTAGGTATTTTGAGTTATTAAGAAGTAGTTTAATTTAAGTTTAGTTTTTATATAGATGGAAACAGGTTTATATGTTCACAGTACAGCAGGGGGATTTTCTGTAGTAGATACTATTTTGGCAACAACACAAAATTGCTATTTTCCCTACAATTACTGGACTTGGGATAGATACTATCCGATTTATTATCCAATATACAATACCGTTAAGAACAACAACTATGAAGTAGCATTTAAGATTATGATGGATACTTTAAGAAAATTACAATAGATAGGCACAACAAGATGATTGAGGACATAGTTAAAGAGCTAAGTAGTTTAATTTAATTTAATCAGAAGAGAAGATGAACAGAAGAACTAATGAAAACGGTAAAAAGGAATGGCAATGTGATAAATGCAAAAAATGGTATGGATTGGATGAAGAATGGGATAGTAGTGGTGCAAAAGAAGAATGCAAGAAACTCTGGGGTTTAGAGCCAAGTGATGACACTCCGGCAGTTTGTGATGATTGTTGGGAAGAGATACACCCCTCTAAGCACATAGATTTATATGAGAGGGTAAAGAAAACCCTTGAGATAACTGGTAAACTTTGAGAATGGTAAGTTATCTAAATTAAAAGTAAAGGAATAACCAATGAAGAAGATAGTAAATGATGAATATAATATAATCGCAGAGTGGAAAACGGACGACATAGAGAGGCTGATTAGTGAGTTACAAGTGGTTTTAGAAGATAGATATTCTATAGAGGGGGAACAGGAAAAGCTTGCACATGAAATAGAAGCACAAATAGAAGAACAGGCGAAAGGAGAATATGAAGAACAACAACAAGCACAAGACGAAGCAGAATACTATGCCCAACGGGACCAGAGGGGGTATTAGTTAAATTATTAAGGGTTAGTTTAATTTAATCATTACAGAGAATGGAAGAGAAGAGAGAGAAGTTTATTAAAAGATTACACGAGATAGATGAGAGATTTTCTATGTATCTTGCTTGGGAAGACAATTATAAGACAGGTAAGAGTACCGTTTTGATGACACCAGCAACAGAGTTCTACAGGTTGTATATGAGAGAGATTAAGAAAATGGAAGATGAAAATGAGATGCTGAAAGATAAGTTAAAGAAAATACAAGAATTATCTAACATTAAACAAAGTAAAAACAATGGGTGAGAAGGAGAAGAATTATATCAAGACATACCAATTGCCAATTTATAACACGAACCTGACTGTATTTATCGGAAACGGGGAAGATTTTGTGGGGTATACCAAAGAGAAGTACCATATAACCTATGAGAGTTTCGACGGACAGGGTGGTTATTATGAGAGTGTTGGAGAAATGCCCGATATGATTTATTTACCCAAGTTCAGTTGGGACTTGCAAGACATATTGGTAATCACACACGAACTACTACACTTTGTATTCCGTGCACTAGGAAACGCAGGAATTAGTTTAGATAGGAATAGTGAGGAAGCTTTTACTTATGCTATGACAGAGATACAAGAACAAGTGTTTTCTGATTTAATTAAATTAACTAAATAAAGTTATGAAGAAGATAGAGAAGTTAAAAAGCGACCAAATTGTTGGTGAAAGTGTATCGGCAGTTATTATTGATATTACTATAAAAATCAACGAGATAATAGACCAATTAAACCAATCCCAGAAGCAACCAGAGGGGATAGAATATGAGAAGAGGGTAAGAGTTTTAGGAGAATTATCAGGAAGTAAATCAGAGAAGCAACCAGAGAGGGAATATATAAACACAGAACCAGAAAAAGTTATAGTAGACCCATTAGTACCTGATTTTACAGGAAGAACTGACTACAAAGTAGAGTGGAAAACGAGAGAGGAAGTAGAAAAGATGTTTAAACCAGAGAAGCAAGAGGGGTGGAGAGAGGTAGAATGGTTAGTAAGAGAGATAACAATGGCCAATGAAGAAAGAAGCAGACGAGATAGGGAGTTGATTGACAGGGGGGAGTTTGAAGATATTACAAGAAAAAGGGTAACTAACCTCATATCTCAACTACTATCCGAGAGGACAGAGAAGGTTTTTAGTGAGATACAGAAATCAATAAAGAAGAGGGATAACGATAAGCACTCTTATGGTTCTCACTGTCTTGCGATACTTCGAGAGGTGATTAAAGATATAGAAGAAGAGTTATCTAAACCGTCAAAGCAAAAATAGTGGAAAGGAATAAGGATATAAAGGAGTTTTTAAGTGTGGTCTGGGAGAAATGTGGTAGATACTACACTGAAGAAGAGGGGGTAAGGTGTCCTAGCGCAATAGGTAGGGAGGGTATGCCAGGCGACTTTAATGGAGACTACAAAGCCCTGTACGAGAGTTTGGCTGACAGACACGAGCGGGCTAAGTACAATTTGGCTGTGGCGGTTTATATATTAGAGGATATTTCCAAGCTTACAAAGGAGTTTCTTAATTTATTAAAGGAGGAAGAATAGTGGATAAAGTAAAAAGGCTTATTTGTAAGGTGTTTGGACATAGGTTTGTTGGGGAGGGAGAACCATTTAATACAATGAGTATGGGAATACCAATGCAACCTTTGAAGTGTAAGAGGTGTGGAAAAACTGCCTATGAGAGTTTAATTAAATTAAAATAGTATAATATATAAATGAAAATAGAACCAAACTTATACAGCGACAGGGTACTACTAAGGGTAGCGAGGGGACTCTGCGGAATGGGTCAAAAACAATTTGCAAGGGTACTCGGGGTGTCTGCACCAGTCATTAGCATATGGGAGAATGGTCACAGCCCACTACCACCAAGGCACAGGCCAAAACTAATAAAGATACTTAGAGATATGAACAAAGAAATAAAATGGTTTTTAGCACAAGAAGGAAGTGAAGGACACAATAACGTTTAAAATAGACTTACTACCAGTGTCAGAGAACAAGGCAGTAAGAATGTCTAAAAGGGGTGGCTATAAGACCGAGGAGTATAAAGAGTGGGAAGGGTTTGTTCTTTTAACAGTTAAAGAAAAGGTTATTAAGTATAGTAAGTGGTACGAGGTAGAAATAATCTTTCACTACCCACTACATTTTAAGAACAGGTCAGTGCGCAAAAGAGACGCACATAACATGATTAAATACGCAATAGACACAGTACTACACAACAAGGTAGTAGACGATAAGGGCGAGAAAATAGACGACAGTAGAATAATAGGTGGTAGTTGGTACAAGTGCGAGAGTGAAAAAGAATATTTAGAAATAAGTTTTTACACAGTAGGTTAATGGGGTTTTTAGACGAAAAAAGGTGCGAAAGGTGTGGTAAGAGCGAGGAGTATGTACACTTAGACAGGCACCATATAGTGACCAAGAGTAAGGGGGGAGTAGACGTAGTGTATTTATGTAGAGAGTGTCACAACTGGGTGCACACCCATATCAAAGAAGCTAGAGAGTTAGGACTTTATTTAAGGGAATATAAAATAATTAAGAAAAATAAATGATAGACAGTGAGCAGGTAATGCGTGAGATAGAAGAGAAACAAATGGAAACCGAGAGTACGGAAGTTATTTCTAAAATCTTCCTCATAAAAAAGAAGATTGAAGACACTCCAATCAACGAGTGGAAAATGGACGCCTTAGTAGATTACATCTTCACACTCACCAAGATAATGGACAATCTAAGCGACTTAAAAGACTATGCACATATTAAAGCAGAGGTACTTGGAGAAGAGTATAAGTCGGCAGTCAGAGACGAGTATTTAAGATTAAAGAAAAACGAGTTTAAGATTACTGACGGTATGGCAAAGGCACAGGCCGAAGCCAGTTGTGACGAGATTAAGGCTAAGGAATTGAAAGCCAGTCACCAAGCGAGGTGGTTAAAGAGTTTGTATGACGACTGTGCAAGGCTCATATCGTTTAGCCAGAGCAAGATTAAAAGTGAAATGGACAGTTTTGTTCGTTCAAATATAGACAGGAAATAGTGTTTTACCCGTGTGTAAGGGGTAGGACAGTATTGTCCAGGTAACAGTCTGCTGATGGGTGACTCGCAAGAGTGATAAATATACAGCAAGCCTTGAAACTCCTTAGGCGTAATTTAGAACCTGTGGGGAAAGGATGACAACCTTACCCACTACAAACTAATATTAAGTTTAAACAATCATGAAGAAGATAGAAAAGTTAGTGTTTGAAATGGACCACGACAACTTTTGTGCAACGAGTTGGGACGAGGTGGTACGAGAAATTGAGAAAGATTTACTCACACACGGAGGAGATGTAATAATTCACGGATATGATACAGACCCAAAGAGAAACATTACCTACATTGAGTATTCATTGTTATTCCATTCGGACCAATCCCAGAAGCAACCAGAGAAGACAGACGAACAGGTAGTTCACGAACAATCAGAGGATTGCAGTTGGCAAAAGGGAAGTAAACCAGGGAAGCAACCAGAGAAGTGTGAACACGACTTTGATTTGAATAATCGTTGTACAAGGTGTGGTGTTAGGGGTGTAAGAGATATGACTCTTGAACCAGAGAAGCAAGGGGAGTGGAGAGAGGTGTTAAAATATGCAACTCTAAATGATGCACTTCTATCAAATAAAACTCATAGGTGGCTAGATGATGTTATATGGGATTATGAAAAATATGGGATGGGGAGTAATGATGATAGTGATAAAGTATTGGAAAGATTAAAGGATTTGAGAGAGTTCCTTTTTAATTATTATTCAGCAGGTAATGGAGATGCCATTGTTAAAGAGGAATTAAAGCAACTACTATCCGAGAGGACAGAAGAGATATTAAATGAAGTTAAAGATATGAAGTACAAGGGCGATATACTTAAATATAAACACATAAAAACTATTTATGACTGCAAGACAGCAGATGAATATATATGGTTCGTAAGGGGAATGGCATTAAATGATGTAATAGAAAAGTTATCTAACCTTAAAGAGAAAGGAAAGTAAATATGAAGAAGATAATTTTGATTATAAATAGGATAGGGGAAGACAGGTATACCCTTGAGAACCTCGGAGAGAGTTACTACCTGAATACTAATTTTACAAGAAAAGAGGTGATGAAGAAGATTACTAAAATGTTACCTAAAGTATCTAAACTATTAAAAGAATAAGAATAATGGAGGCTACAGAAAGGTTTATTAAAGAGTACCTAGAGGGTAAAAGTGTGAAAGACATAGGAAAAGAAAACAATGTAACGGGAGAAGCTGTATACCTTAGGTTGCGTACCATGCCAAACTGGAGAGAAGTGTCTCTTAAAATGAGGCAGAAAAGAAAAGAAGCTACTCTACAAAGACACAAACAGCACCTTTCAAAAATACTAGAAATGTATGAGAATGGTTTCTCCAGTAAAGAAATATCTAAGGAACTAAAAATAAACCAAGATGTAGTAAGGTTTTTAACCCGTGGTACTCCGTATGATAACTCTCTTAAAGCAAAAGAATACCGAGACAAGATTATAGTAGCCCTTTACAAGAAGGGTAAGACTCAAAAAGAATTGGCTAAAATGTACGGCATGGGTCAGACAGGCATATCAAGAATTATTAATAAATACAATGCAAACATTCAAGGAAGACTTAGACCTGGGAGAAAAAGTTCAAGAAAAAATAACAGCTCTCCTAAAGTCTGAGTTTCCAACAATTAAAAACTGTAAGGGTTATAACAAGGACTACGACCTGATTACACAGGAGGGATATTCCTTTGAAGTTAAGTATGACCGTATGAGTAAAAAAACGGGGAGGGTTGGTTTTGAAGTTAAATGCTATGGTAAGCCTTCTGGACTAGCAACTACAAGGGCAAATGAGTGGGTGCATGTTTATTATTTTGATGGCCACTGGGTGTATACAAGGGCTTCGGTTTCTTCTCTTAGAGCGTTTTTAAAAGCAAACAGAAAACACCTTGGTATTGTACCTGGAGGAGATTACAATGCTTCTAAAATGGTTCTGGTTGATGTTTCTGACTTCACCAACCACTTCTCTTTCTCCTGCATCTAGTCTTAGTATATACACAACTAGCCTATACCCCTGTTATGAAGCAAAGCGGATTTTATTTTCTAACTAGATTCTCACCATAGGCTATAATCTTCCCCTGTGTTATTAGATATAGCGTAGTGTGCAGGGCGTATGGTATACTTAACAGGTCGCAGGTTGTTGCTAGTGGAACAGTGCCTGCGATTTTATTAAATACACCATACTCCGTAGCCAGTTCTTTGGATTAACGGTAGAACTCACTAAAGAAAACCGTCCTAGTTAGTTGTTAACTTCTCATTCCTTACTATTGCTAAATCTTCTTTTCTTGCCTGTGTAGCACCTTTAAAAGAGTTAAACCATAACTCTGGGTTGTCTAAATAAAAAACCAAACCCTCTGGGTGCTTCTTTAACCACTTCTCTATAGTCATCTGTAAATCTGTCTCGTTGGAATCTTCTTTGGTATTCCAATATACATACGCCCTTAGTTTTTTTCTGAAATATGTTTTAGTCATAAGGGTTTAGAGTTGTAAAAACCAAAAGCCACCCCTTGCGAGATGGCTAGTAGATGATTGTATTACTAAATTGTCCCCGAAGAAACATTCTTTAGTTTTGTTTAATGCTCGAGTCATAATTAAGGATACACAAACCCAAATTAAAATGCAATACCTAAATTACTACAGGCTTACTACGGGTGTGGGAAAGGGGGCTGTCTATACTATTTTTCTGGTTCTAGATATGTGTGACATACCCCCTTACCAACTACTTGCGGTGACGTTTTTTCTTGCTTGTAACATACCTGTACTCTCCTACTGGGTTACCATAATCGTCTGAGGCAGTGAGGCCCCATCTTCTGTGAAAATTTCTATGGTATGGAGCGCACCAGCATACACAATTTTCTGCATTGCCTTTGCCCTTTCTCGCGACAGGTAACTTGTGATGAATTGTTAAAAGCTTGGTACTACCACAAATCTTGCATTTAAAAAATCTCTTTCGTGAATTGTTAACTTCCAACCATTTTTAGCCACAATACACCCCTAGTCTGGGTCGTCAAACATATCATCCATTCGTCTTACAATGGTTAAGCTGTTGTTTATCATGTAAACAATACAGCAGATGACAAGGAATCCTTCTTTATCTATACAAAGATATAAAGGACATTCCCTTTCTTGCAGACAATCTTGGCATTGACCAAACTTTGTTTCCACATTACACCTCCGTAATTGGATTTTTGTTAATGAGCTTTGAGTTTTAAAAACTCAATAGGGTTGACAACAAGGCTGTAGGTGTAAGTTTTACAAAATATCTTGTGTGTGTCTTTGTCAATCCCTATTCAATTTTTAAAGATAGCCCTGTACTGTTTCCAACATTTCCAAGGTACCACATACCCTAACCAGTTTTTTATCGTGGTTAAGTATTAACCAGTACATACCAAGCTCTGCTCCATGCTGAGTACCAAACCCACTGTCTTTAGTATACTCGCTCCCCTTCTGGTATGTGCCACTCACAATAGCGTGCGTCATTCTAGCCCCCTTAAACTCTCTCACGGCCTGTTCCGTAGCTCCTCTTTTATGAGTGTGCCCACAAAACACAATGTCTAAACCTTGCACCTCTCTATGTCCTTTTGAGGCAGGGTGTGCGTTGGTATATATACTACTTCCCCTTAACCTATGGCTCCCCATTAACTTGTAGTTAATCTCATTTATGTTTAAGTCTATATACGAATTACCATAGAATACTGGTGCCTCATACCTTTGGCTAAACCCTGAGTACTTACTTGTACCATGCTTTCTTTCCCACTTGTGGTCATGATTACCCTTCCACATGCCCAGTATTCTATCCTTTCCTATATAGTCTAAGATGGATATTAAGGCCTGCCTTTGCTCTTCAAAATTAAGAATACTCTCGTCTTGGGCTGGATTGAAGTTTGCTGCGTCTAACAAATCTCCCAGTAAAAAATTCCCCGCTATCAGTGGATGCTTTGCCATTATTTCCAAATCCATTCGAAGCATATCACGGTCAATATTTCCGTCTAAATGCCAGTCTCCACTCAACCCAATGACCACTGGCTTATCACTCTCTATTTCTATCTTACAATACTCTTCACTATCTTCTATGCCATTTCTAAATGTTGACCTACTCTCTATCTCATCAAACCACTCCTGCATACTCTTATTCTCTGGTGCTTGAAAGTGTTTAGTCACCCTAACCCTTTCTTGCTTTTGTATTTCGTCTACCGACTTAAAGCTATCTTCGCTACTGGAGGTGTATATTCCTTTTTCTAGTTCTGGGTTCAATTGTATTGCTAAAACAAGTTAAATATGCCCATGTACAAAGAACAAAAAAGGAGGGACAGTGCCCTCCCTATAACAAACATTGAAACAAGCCCAGCTAGCGCAACCCCTAAAAACACTAATAAGAGTACTTTAACGGTTTTCATCAAGTAGCTTGTCTAAATTTATCTAGCCTAGCCAACTGGTATGTTGCCTATTTACAAGTTATCACATTCTAACTAAAACTTAAATAGGCAATCTCTGTAGTACTGGGTTCTCTGGGAAAATATCCCTCAAAAACTTGCCTAGTCCTACAAGCCCACCTACTAACGAACTTGTTAAAACAATATTCAACCACCACCCTAAGTCAACGAGGTGGTCTCCATTCATACTCATCAACTGAATTGCAAGTACTGACACAAACCCTGCGAAGAATGCCCTTCCTGCACCCCAAAGGTTTTTCTTCCACTCAGGGTAGTCTTTTACATATAGGGGATTAGACTTGTCCATAAAAATAAATAAATAAAATTAATTCTCTGGCCTATAAAAAGCCAAGACAAACAACAAACTTAACATTCCAAGGGCGAAAAACAAATACCAAAATGGACTCATTTTCTTTTTACTAATAAATAAAATCCAAACCAAATAAATAAATCCCCTAGAAACAACATTAAAAACGGTGCTAATTCCCTCATTACTTCTTCTTTAAAAGATTAATAACTTTCTCTACGAGAAGACTAAAACAGTTCTTCCCTTTTGATTTCTTTAATTCATTTAACTCTGTCACAACTTTAGTATGCCCACCTTTCCAAAAATCCCTGTCCTTTGTCATAAAGGCCAAGGCTTCCTCAACCTCTTTTAATTCTCCCTCCCTGTCCAAAAGCGTTTCTTCTAAAAACTTAACCCTCTCAACCTGTACCCTTTTTTCGTATTCCGACCCTTGAGGAGGCTCTACAATAACAGGTGGTTCTGGAGTTACTGGCGGGGTATACTTTTCAAATTTTCCCACATTAGCTACCCACCCTGTGCCTCCAGCTGAAAACTGTATATCCCACCATTCATACCCATCTGTATATCTTGGGCCGTCTATAATTACCCCTATCTGTTCGATACTAGTTTTCCCTGTGATGTTTTCTGGGTCAATTTTATTTGCTCTTCTAATGTTCTGAACCCCGGTGAAGATTACAACATCTCCTTTTTTGAAGTCCTCAACGTTATCGTTAATTACCCACGGGGTTGGGTCTATTGCTACTCCATTCTTGTCTAGTAATACATAGTGTAGGTGGTCTCCGGAACTGTTTCCTGTGTTTCCTGTTCTATAAACTTGTTGTCCAGGCGAGACCCTGTCTCCCTTTTTAACCACTGCGTCATTAACCTGTCCATGAAACATTCTGCAAGTCATACCGTTGTCGTACTTAATGTAAACCACCCAAGTGTTAGTGTAAGTACCGTACGAGGTTGCTGTGTAAGAAACCACCCCATTGCCTAGCTTAGCTCCCGAGTAGATAGGTTGTCTTACCACCCCCCTGGAGAGGTCAAGTGCTTTGTGTCCTGCGTGAAATTGTTGTGTAATCCTAACATCGTCTTTTTTAAAAAGCGAACTGTAGTATGCCATTTTTAATCGTTAATAATTTTAAATGGTTTACTCTCCATTATATAACTTATTTCTCTTATTGGGTTGACTTTATATATAACCTCATTCCTAAATACATATGTACCGGTAGGAACATTAGGAACAATGGTGGTTGTACTTATCTGGTCAATGCAGCCCTCTGATATTCTAGATGTTATTTCTGGATAAATATATATGACTCCATCTTTTAATGTTCTTATTACTGTACCTGTATAACTCCCCTTTTTACAGAAAGCTATTCTATATGTAAGCGGTTCTCCAACTCTATACTCGTCCTTTTGCATTTCAAAGTAGTCTACTTTATAGTCTATTATATCATAGGGCCATAGACTCCAGTATAAAAGGAACATAATGCCCAACACCACTACAACCAAAATTGTATTAAGTGTTATTTTTGTAAACCTGTCCTCCATATTTTTGAACCACTCATTGTTTAATCTCATTTTATTCATATTAAAACTAAAGACAATCCTGCCCCTAGTACTGCAAGGACTATTGCTATTACTATCTTCCTACGAAAATCTCTTTCCTCTTCTACAATAGCCTTTAGGTTATCCACCCTGTCCTCAAGATTTTTAAACTTGTCGTTGTTTATAAAAGCCGCTTTTAAGTCCCTAATCTCTTGTTTCATTTCCGCCTGGTCTTTACATATTTCTTTTATGTCTTTTTGTATGCTAGTCAATTTTCTGGCAGTATTTATATCCATGTTATTTATTCTTTTTAATTCTTTCTAGTATAAGTTCTATTAGTATAAAGATGTCTGTTTCTTCTATAACATCCCTCCTGTTTTTCCTTTTCTCCCGTTCCAACATAAGCCTTAACCTATCGTTTTCTTTCACAACCATACTAAGCTCCTTTCGGAGTCTTACTTCATCCATCCCCTTACGTTACCATTATTAAGTATTTGCTGGGCATCCCATAAAGATATGCCTCCACTCCTCCACTTATCCGCTACATAAGGATTATATTTGGACATTTCTCGATAATTAAGTTCGTCTTGACCTAGCATATTTCCTAATGGGTAGCCTCTGTCTACTCCGTATATTTCAAATGGGTTGTTTGGCTGTGCACGCCTCTCAAAAGAAGTTCCTTTTAGAAGTGCGTCTAAGATGGGGTTTGTACCCCCACCCATATAGCTCCATTCCATTCCCTCATTTGGGTTATAACCGCTCTGCGGGATAGCCCTTTTAAGTAGTTCTAAAATCTGTCTTAGGTTTTCCATTTTGTATGTAAAATTATTTTAATTCTTTTAACAGTCTATCCCTTATTTCGGCGGGTATATAATACTTACTAAACCTGTCCGATATACCCTTACGGTACAGGAGTTTGTATAATTCGTCAAGGTCGTCTACCTCTCTTCCTTTCTTACTAAGCTCTACGTCCATTTCGTAAAACTTTGCAGGAGAAGCTAATTCAAAAGCTCCCTCTAAAGACCTACCCTTTGAAATATCTTTATCTACTAACGGTCCACCAACCCTTCCCATTTGGGAGAGTAGTGTGTTTATACTAGAGAGAAATGGTAGGTTCTCTGCCATGTACCTTTTCTGTGGGTCTACAGTCTTCTGTGTTCTTCCACCTCTTTCCTGTTCTGTGTACCCAAGGAGACCCCTTAATGGGTGTGTTTCATATCTCTCTCCACCCCTTAGCTCTTCAATAGGCCTCCTCATAAAAGTACTCTGTCCTGTTGCCTGTTCAAGTAGTAGTTTTAGAAACGGATTAGACTTGCTTATTAGTCCCTGCGGGTCTAGTTCTCCTAGCTCTTCAAAGGATAATCCAAGCCCACTTAAAACCTTTAATTTTCCGTCCTCTTCCCCAACTGGCATGGAGTACCTATCTTTTCTTAACCAGTCAGGCATAGTCTTCCACTCCTCTTTGTCAGGCCCTATAAAACCATTCTTAACCGAGTCTAGTAGGTTGATAAACTTAGAATATCTACCAGGCTGATTGAACATAGTATCCAATTGAAACTCTATGTTGTTCTTTACAAAAGAGTAGAATGGCATGACCCTTTTAAATACTTCTCTTTCTGTTTTAGTTAACTCGTTATAGTTAAAGAGTGTTCTTCTAACTGCTTCTGCCGCCTCTACAGGGCTATCTTTTCTTAACCTGTTTATGTAATAAGCGACTCTTCTTAACTGCTCAAACTCTGGTGTCTTACCACCAAGAGTCAAAGCCTTGTCTAGACCTCCCATTTCGGTTGTAATATACTTCTGGCCCGCCTCTTCTGCACTCCTACCTACGTCCCCCAGTGTCCCATTATCCAGTATTTCGTTCCAGAACTGTTTTATTCCTCCCTTATATCCAATCTCCTTTAAATACTCATCTGTCTTACCGCCTGCATATTTTTCCATAGCCTTATCAAGTCCAATGTTTGCAGCATCCTTATTAAGCGATAGTACCTCCTGTGCATAACCATAATCTTCTGGTAGTTTTACCATGTCAGCACCATCTAGTATCATCCTAATGTTGTCATCAATATGGTTTCTTGTGTGGTACCTAATTAACCCAGGTCCCCTACCAGTAACTAATCCCTTCCAAAACCCCATGACCTTGTCAAAACCACTAAGCGCTTTGTCTAGTCCACTCTTAGAACCAAAGGTTCCAAAGTAATTTTCTAATACTCTTTTAGTCTGGCTGTCTGTATACACATGCTTTGCAGTCCCTGGAAGTTTAACACTCTCTTTATACTGAGCGCCTGCCTTGTCAACGAAGAACTTATTACCAGAAGGGTCTGTTAGGTTCTCTAGTACCTTACTAAATTCTAAGTCATTTAATTCCCTTAACTGTCCCTCCGTTTGTTTCCTTAATATGTTGTTTATGTCGGTTTCATAAACTACCCCCCCAGCCTCTCCTTCAAGGAGACTCTTAAATTTCCTCTGTGCGTTTGGTTCTGTAGAAAAACCCATCAGACCCTTTTCTCCGCCGGCTAAAACATCAAGACCCTTTAAGTGCTTCTGTATTGTATCGCTCTTAATATACCCAAATTTCTCTAGGTCTTTAAGTACATTCTTGTCCTTCATCAGAATATCAAACCGTTCTGGTGTCATTTGTTCACTAAGCTCTTGGAGGGCGTCCTTTTGTATATTCCCACCAACTGCACTGGGGTTTAGACCTTTAACGTCGTGCATTATGTATGTACCAGCTATCTTCTTTTCTAGGCCACCAGCGTCCCTTAGGTTTTTAGCAATGAGGTCCTGAAGATTTCTATACTTAGTAATAAACGTTTTCTCTGCCTTGTTTAGACTACCAACGCCTAGCCGTTTTAATACCTCAGACTCTTGCAGGGTTTTCCCTGCTTGGTCCGTTAGTCCAACCTTGTCTAACTCCTCTAGTAAGTAAGGCGTTTTTGCATAGCCTTCCTCACTAAAGTCTTTAGTAAGATTTCTTAGCTCTGCAGTAAGTACGTTTGCCCTATGACCAACTGCTCCCTCTTTTCGCATTCTCTTAATAGCCTCAAGAGCTACTGGTTCTTTACCACTCATTCCTGCGGCTTTTAATGGGTCAAATATATCATAAAACGACGCCTTTACCGCTTTGGTTGCGTCTGGTGCTATCTTTTCTGCCAGTGCACCACCCCCTTTTGTGACTGCATACAGTGGGTTTATACCCATTTTAACTGCTTCTGCCACCTTTGGGCTACTTGATACTGTTTGGCCAAGAAATTTTAAACTCCCAGCCTGGCTCATTTTGGCTCCTGCTGCAGTTAAAGAGTTATAGAACAATTCTCCGCTACCTGGGCCCAGTGCATTTTCAACTATTGGGATTGCTTCGTTTACTGTCTTTCCTGTTATTAGTGGTTCTAGTTTGTCTACTGTACTTACTAATTCTTTACCACTCCTTCCAAGATGTGTTCCCACCGTTGAAGTAAGAGACTTCCTAGCAACGTCACCCGCTAGTTTCATAGGACCAAACCCAATATATGTTAATGGGTTGAGCGCTACGTCCCCGGCGAAGTTAATACCAGAGCGCACAACCTTGCTTGCCTTGTCTTGCCCTGTGAGATACCCTTGTTTATTTAGGATGTCAGAAACTTTTTGCATTTCCTCTGGCTCTTTACCTAAAAACGTAGTGCCAAGTCCTTGTAAAAGGTTCTTACCATACTCTACCGGAGCGTGTGCAATACTACCCTTTTCGTAAATGGCATCGTAAATAGCGTCAGGAACAGAACTCACAGCCGTTAATGGTGCGAAAATTCTCTGCAAGGCACTCGCCTTAGGTTGTGTTTGTTTCCCGTACTTCTCCTTTAAGAGCTCTAACAGTAATTCTGAGTCACCTGTAGAAGATACCCTTGAAGTTCGGGAGGTTCTTCTTGCCATTATTAATAGCCTACTCTGCCCATTTTAATTTTTTCATCCTCAAACATCTTTAACAGTGCCGCTATCGTACCTGCTCCTGCCCCGATTGCCCCACCTCCGATACCTCCAATTACTGTTCCAATCCCTGGGACTACACTTCCAAGCCCTGCACCCACTGCGGCTCCTGTACCTGCACCTGCTAGTGCATACCCCGGTATACCTCCGTATTGGTTAACATTCTGAAACCTTTCACCGGCTGTTGGCTTCTGGGAATACCTCATGAAATCCTTATCTGAAAGTTCACTTAATTTTTTTAACCTACTATACTCTTCGTAGTCTCCTGATATTGCAGCTTGCTCCATTTGACTTGAATACCCACTTTTTGCCATGCTTGCGAATGGGTCCGAACTTGTTGGCTGTGCTCCGTATCCACTCATACTGCCTGCTACAGACCTTTGCATTTCGATACCCCTTTGTTTTAAGATTGGGTCTCCACTCTGGATAAGCATATTGGCCATTTCCATCATGTCAAACATCCTCTGTGTATTCTGGTTGCCCATTTCGTTTTGCATCTGCCATTGAGCGTAAGGGTTTTGGGACTGCATAAGTTGCTCCATTACCATCTTCCATATTTGTGGGTTGTCTGGGTTAGCTGTTATCCAAGAAGTGAGGTAGTCATTATATGCAGACATAGGGTTGTATCCTCCCATGCCGCCCATCATGCCACCACCCATTCCTCCAATACCCATACTACTACCCTGCATTGGCTGCAAGGCCCCTTGTAGTATTTCTAGTCTTTTCATGTCGTCCATTTAAATTTGTTTTAAAAGTTATTTCCAACTGCCATAACCACTCAGTGTCTGCTTTAGCAGGTAGTCTCGTGAATAAGGTGTTACCTGAAAGTTTTCTGGCCTACTCATGCCTATGTAATTCCACCCGTGTGTAGGGTCAATATAGTCTTGGAAAGCATTTGCGAATACTTGGGTTGATACTGGAGCTATATTCAAGGCCTTTAATTGGTTATTAAACATATTCATTGCTGTCTGAAAAGTATTTGGAGATACTTTTCCATCTCCCCCTACCTTGCTATCTAAGAAATCTTTAACACCCGAAACAACAGGTTGAATATTAAGTCCAGGAGACTGAGGGATATTAATCCTTCGATTTGCTGCAGCAGTTGCTGCCTTTTGAGCTGCTAATTGTTTCTCTGCCATTTGTCTTTGCCATGCGTTTTGTGCACCCTGATAACCACTCTGCCACTGTCTGTAGGATTGCCCTATCAAGTCTTCCATACTCGCCTTGTTAACGCCAAATACGTCCCTTGCCGTTCTGGCTAGTGCACTCTTTCTTGCAACGTCCTCGCTGGCACTTTGTAGCCTAGCCAATGGGCTCATGTCAGCTGCACCCGTACCCATACCATACCCACTAAAGGCATCGTAAAAGGTTGGCATTTGTTCTGTTTCATACTTGTGAATAGTTTCTAGTTCAGGCTTTAAACTACCGTAAGCATCTGTAATTATCTTACGTATAGTCGCCTCTGGGGCTATATCACTTTCGTATGCTCTTAGGTTTTGCTCTATATCCATATTAATTGTTTATTAAGTTATAGTACCCCAAAGGTTGTTAAGGGGCGCCGCTTGGTACCCACTAACACCCCGGTTTTTAAAGTAATCTCTCATATCGATTGGGTTGTAAGAATACTGGTTCTGTGGTTGAGACGGATTGTTTGTCCATCCTAGTTTTGCAAACTCACCTCCCAAACCACCTAAGTTCAACTGGTAATTACTTGGGTCTGCACTTGTCATGTAATTATTAAGCTCTGCACGGTACCAGTCACTAAACAAATCCTTTTGTGAATTTACAAACCGGTCTACCATTTCTTTTCTCTGCCTTTCTAATTGGTCTAGTGCTGAGCTTCTCTCCATAGTACCATACCCGCTCATTTGTGCACCACTTCCAGAAATAGCTCTTCTCCAATCAATGTTTCTCATTTGCTCGTTTGCCATTCTAAACGCCTCTGGGTTTACTTGTTGTTCTGCAAACTGTTGTAGTGCTGCTAATGGCATGTTCTGTTCAAGGGTTCCAAACCTATTGTGAAATGCGTCTTTTCGCTGTATCTTTTCTGCAGCCAGCCTTGCTAATCTCTCGGACTCTGTTTCTGGCGCTGGGGTTGCTGCTGCCGTAGTAGAACTGCCACTTGTACCCAGAACCCTAGATAAATCTAGTGTTTCTCCAGAGTATATTTTACCTGGATTTCCAGACTTGGTTCGTACCAACGCCCATGTTGCAGGACTTGAATAGCTACTAACTCCTAGTTTCTTTAGAATTCCCGCAAGTGTATCTCCAGGTTTTACAACGTATGTCATCTGTCATATCTATAAAAATTAGATACGTCTCTTTTTGGCATTTTAATTCTTTTTGTTCTTTCCGAAGAAAGACTTTGTTCTTGTGCTAATAGACTGGTAATTGCCCTGTCAAACCAACCCGTCATACTCTCTGCTTTTTCAAACTCTCCCATTTTTCTAAAGCCCTTAACAGAAGCCCCTAGTACAATATACTGGTGTAGTTCGTCGGGTAGTTTTTGTGGTTCGTCCTCGTCTTCAACCATTTTTGGGGGTCTTTCTATATATAAAATCTGCAATCCCTTTTCTACGCTTTCATCTGGTATACAAGCCTCGGGGAATTCAATTGACAGCTGATACTTGTCAGTTGCCGTATTTTTAATCTGCCTCTCAAAGTATATTGGTTTGGTTTTCCCCCATTTTTCAAAACCCGTATCATAGGCATCGGCCTTATTTTTCTTTTCCACCCTCCTATACTCAACGTCACTTTCTGAGTATCTTATCCCCACTGACTCCAGGGCTAGGAGGTCTACTGCATCCCCACCAAAAAGGTAAATTGCCCTTCCACCTACGGTGTCTGCGTAACCCGTGGTTGAAAATCTTCCCCTATTAGCAAGTGCATACCATTTGTAGACTTCTTGGTAGGACTGGTTAAGCCATCTTTTAGCCTCTGTGGTAGTCACAAAGCTAGAAACAAAATCTCCACTACCGTCCGTTTGATTTATAGTGGAACCAAAATCGTTTATTAGTTCTAAAAATGTCATTGTCTTATCAGCCAGCTTATATTAAATAATATATATCCCATAGCCTAACTTGTCAACAAATTAAACTCCTCATCAACCCTGTTATAAAAAATGGTATAGTCTACAGTAACGTTTAGCGAATGGTAGGGCATATACTCAGAAATAACTATTGGGGGGTACATTGGAATAATTTCTTCAGGGGCACAACGCCTTTCCAACTCTAAAACTATTTGGGTTGTTGTTGCGTAAAGCCTAATAATGGCCAAGTTTGCAGGTTCAAAACCTCCTATTCCGGAAAACTTATCATCTTCAAGCTCATTAAAGTATATGTCTTTTATTCCATATCCCCGCGGAGACCTAACCCAATAGGTTCCCCAGCTTCCTCCAACTCCTGGTTCACTACTTGAACTCGAAGTGTGGCTTAAAATACACCTATAAGGGTGTGGTTCTCCAGTTGCTGCCTGTATAGGGTCTCCTACGGTATAAGAAACTCCTGGCTGCCAAGGGTTTGTGGGAACATTAATCTCCCAGTATGTTTCCCACGAAGCTCCCGTTCCAGGCTCTGAAACTGAAGAAGACGTGTGTGTTTTTATACATCTGTACCCGTAGTTGTTACTTGAGTGCTCAACGGTGTCCGCAGTGTAATATACAACAGAACTTCCAGACCAAGTGTGCCTTTCTTTAAAAGACCTGGTTGTAGATAAGTAAAATTCCCACCAAACCTCACCAAGAAAAGGCCCAAAAAGGGGAACATATCCAAGGCCGTGATTGAAAGTTTCTGTTAGTATCTGTGTTCCACCAGTCGTTTTACCCGGGTCAAAAAGCCCCGCGTTTATGGTGAGTGTTCCTGTCTTAAAAACCTTAAACGTATCATATCCATTATGTACTTTATAATTGTGGTCACCAGGATTGCCATCTCCAATTAAAACAGAGGGTTTACCTTTCATGTCTTTCTTAAAGTACCCCTCAGTCAAAGGGTCTATCATTATAAGGGCCGACTCTTTAGCCCCTGTAGAAGCCCCTGCTAGTGCAACCGTACTACTATTTATGGAAAGTCCACCTATGTGTGTATATTTTCCAGGGCTAAATTCAAGGAGGGAAAAGGCCTTGGGTACGTATGGAAGTCCGTGCTCTACGTTAACAATAGACTCTCCCTCTCTAATTATTACTCTGGCTATTTTGTCAAGTTTATAATCGCTACTAAAAGACATGTTAAGCGGACTCGCAGTTAGCGCATCATAACGGGGTCTGGGTATTTTAACACTAAGTGCTCCAAGCATCTCTATAAGGGTCTAAATAAATTGTATATCCATATTCTATATCCAGCGTTACTTCTGGTCCAAAAAACTCTGTCCAAAAACATAGCTGAAGAATATCGTTGTTCGGCCTACCAATAGCCCCAGAAAGATAAATAGAAGAGCCATCCCCAAGGTCTACTACTGTAAACCCCAGCATCTTCCTCCAGTCTTCTTGTCCTACGACCCTAAACCATGCATGTACAAAGGGCTGGTAGCCTAGGTTGTGTTCTATTTCTACTATTGTTCTCCCCTCTTCATAGAAGTCTGGCTTGGTTATACTTGTTACCCCGGCCCCAGAAGAAAACTCTTTTAGTTGGTTTTTAGTAGAGTCAATGGTTAAGAATCTAGTACTTGAAATATTAGTACTTCTCTTTGGTCGTGCAGTTTTTATAACTCCCCTCTCCATTATGGTATTCCTATAAACACAGCTATGTTTCCAACACTATCTCTAATAATAATATTACCCCCGTAATTACCAAGCGTCTGAACATTACCAATAATGTTTGTTATAACTCCACCTGGAGTTTCTGTAAGCGTACTGCTTATGGGAACCTGAGGCTCCTCTATTTTGCCTATTGTAGTCGCTATTAATTTCCCCCTTGCGTCATATATTCCACTTTGCATTACACTGTGTAATTTATATTAGGTAATAAATACATAAACTCTTGAGAAAACCCAAGTAGTGTCACATTAACCCCTTTGTCTGCATTTTTAAATTCGTAGGATACTGTTCTTGCCCTAAGCCCTCCCAGTGAAACCCACTCAGACTGGTATTCTAATGTAGTCTCCCCTGTCAGTGGAAGCCTTGTACTGCTGGTGCTGTCTAAAACGGTTATATAATTATTACTACCGTTTTTTGCTACGGAAACATCTAAATACTTGTTTGTTTTATTCTCTGGCCTGTAGCTAACAAAGAGGTTGTTAAGAGTTTTTTCACTCTCAGGATTGTCAAAGTCAAAGTACTTAGTTCTAATAACAGACACAACGGCATCTCCGTCATGTTCGTACTCATACCCCCTTATATACGTCTGGCCACTTGAGTTGTTGGCAAAAATAATCTTTTTATTCCCATTCTCGTCTAAAATAGTAGACCATTGTCTTACCGGGTGGTTATCATAGAAGCTCCACGAGTCTCGGTATGTATCATATACAACTACCACATCTTTAAGCACTGAAGTATCTCCGGGTAGCGTTGAGGTTAAGTCTCCTATCCACAGCATATACTTACCGTCTAATACTCCCGCACTCATTTTGCTCCAGTTGGTCCCACTAATAAGCCTCCATATAGAATTTGTTGCCCAGTTGGTAATTGGTAGAGAAATCAATGTTGGCATACTGTTTCCGGTAAACCTATACACTCCTTCTCTTCCCGTCCAATAAAGAACTCCATCTACTTCCTTTATTGTATCATGTGCCACACAACCTGTATCTGCAAGTATTTTAGGTTCTGCTAATATTTCTGGGTTCCAAACCCACACGTTATTTTCCGTGAAAATAAGAAGGGTTCCTTGGAACGCCTTAAGTCCGGTTATCTCTCCTATAACAGATAATATTTGAGAGGTAGTTGCATATGTATTGGCCCCCTCTGCGTTCACATTATAAAAAACATGGGTGCCTGGCATCGTATAAACAACTTGGTTAGTACCATAAACCTGGGTAAGGTGCCCTAGGAACATAACCGAGCCTAGGGTGGTTAAATAGTTTCCCCTAACGTTTGCACCACCATTGTCTCCAGAAATACTTTGTACGGTGGTTCCATTGTAATACATTACATTAGTATCTTTCTCTGCCATGTAAACATTGCTTTGATAGTTTACTGCACTTATTTTGTTTCCCGGCTCAAAAACGCCATCGCCAACCTTAGACCATATAGTACCGGCCCTTTTATACAAATTGCCACCAGTAGCTTTTAGTGTTAGGTGTGTTCCACTATAATTAATGTAGTCAAATACCATATCGTCAACAACCCCCGTTCCTATTTCGTCTAGAAACTTAGTATAGCCACCGTCCTTGCTAAAAGAACCCTGTTCGTCGTGGTTAACATTGAGCAGATAGGCATACTTACTATCGCTCATTAAAAAGGGGTTTGTACTTGAATCCATTCCCCCAGTTAAATCATAACGCCTCATTAAGAATTTCTTATCCCTCATCAGATTCTTCGTTTATAAAATTAGTACTGCCCCCTATCTCCAGTTTACTAAAATTTGTAGAATAATCAACAGTGTTATCCCCAAACTCTGTATCAAAAGACGCTTCCTGCTTTTTAAACTCTGTTAAAATGCCTCTCCCGTCTAAAAACCTTGTAGGCACTTCTCCATATCCAAACACATCATTAAAGGGTAAACAGCCAAATTCAAACACATTTATATTGGTGTCTATAAATCCCTGCGTTTCTTTTACTGTTGTATCTGTATACTGTGCCATTTATTTCGTTTTTAACAATTAAGCAAGCTGATATCATACCCTATTATACACTTTTCTTAAACGCAGGTAGAGGGTATTTATTGCAGTGGTGTAGCTATTAGATATAAACTATTAGTCCGGAATCACTGGTTATTATCTGGTTACCAACCAATACCTCTATTTTAGTTTATTTTTAATTAAGCATTAGATATTACCATTCTCACTACGTTTACATTCTCTGTATAAACATTCATTTGAATACTGTCTATATAAGACAGTCCATCACCATCTACTTTTGCTCTTACCTTTACAACAACACCCCTTACTGTACTTGAAACTGAGTTTTCAAAACCTGTGGCTACTATTAAATTAGCCGTATAATTCTCCACCCAACCACTCCCTTCTAAAGAAACTGCAACTCCAAAATTAGAAGCGTTTGCATCTGCAGGGTCAAGGGATAGTCCCCATAGGTCAGTAGGTCCACCAAAAGTATAGTCTGTAAACGAGCTAGTAAGGGTCCCAGCGGCTTTGTTGTCCCCACTCACTACTCCACCCTTTACTAATTTGACTGTTCCAAATGTTACTGCGCCCATTTCTTAGAATCCTCTTTTAAAGTTTTAATAAATTCATATATGGACTTGTCTGGTACTACGTCTTTCATGTTAGGGGCCTGTCCTGACAGTGTCTCCCCAAAGATAGCCTCAAAGTCCTCTTTTTTCATTGTACTATCATAATGATAAAAAATCTCCCTGTAATACTTTACACAAGAATTGTAATTCTGTTTAACAAATCGCTTGTCTCTTTTAACTGTTTGATAGTAATAAATATATAACTGTGCCATGACTTGCACAGCCCACATGTCTATATAGCTATTAAATGGTTTAACCTCTTTGGCCTTTTTAATTGCATATATCATATTCTCTGTATATCCAACAAAACTCTGGTCGTAAGAATACTGTGCATTGTTTATCCTAGTAATAGAATCCTCTTTATAGTGCCAGTAATAAACAATATCCTGTATAAACTTAACCTTCTCTGTCTCTGAAGACACTAACCTTACTATCGTATTAAACCCATTGTCCTCGTTAGCCCGTGTGTCGTTAAACCTTATATTGTACCTATCTATAAACGCCCTTGTGTACAGCTTCCCAAACATCCAAACCATATCCTCCTGATGAACTAGAAACTGTAATCCTGGTTGTTGCTCTGCAAAAGCTCCTATTACCGTATGATATCCCGGTTCTGCCTTCATATTAGCAAGTAGAATTTCTAGTGCAAAAGGGTTTGCAAAAGTATCGTCTGCGTCTATACAAGTAAAGTAGGGAGCCCTTGTTGCATCTATACCCGCTTGTCTTGCCACCCCAGGACCTCCGTTTGTTTCTAGGGTAATCTCTTTTATATCCATTACATCTTTAAACTGCTTAACAAACCTTGAATAACCCTCTCCGTCAGCGTCATTTACTATCGTTACACTAATAGACTCTAATATTGTTTGAGTCGCTATGGAAGCTAGCGTCCTTAGTATCGTTTTCTGGGCCTTGTATGCTGGTATTATTATGTCTATTTCTTTGCCCATTTTGTTGATATTAAACAATTTATATACCTACTACTGTAACACCATTTTTACCATCCCAGTTTGCAACTGCCCTGGTGTAAGTATTACTTCCCGCAGGAACACGAACCGTCTTAGCTGCGGTAGTATTATTAAAAGTGTTTTGCAGGGCCCCTACTTCAGGACTAAGGATAGTAATATTCCCTGTAAGGTTTGTACAACTCCTAAAAGTACTAGTCATATCAGTAACCCCCTCTGGTATGACGGGGGCATTAACTAGGTTTGTACAACTAGAAAAAGTATTAGACATATTAGTAACACTATTTGATATGACAGGAGCATCTACTAGGTTTGTACAACCAAAAAAAGTAAAAACCATATTAGTAACACTGTTTGGTATGACAGGAGCATTTACTAGTCTTGTACAATCAGAAAAAGTAAAAGCCATATTAGTAACACTATTTGGTATGACGGGGGCATTTACTAGGTTTGTACAACTAGAAAAAGTATTAACCATATCAGTAACCCCCTCTGGTATGACGGGGGCATTAACCAAATTTGAACAACCATTAAAAGTGTTCCTCACGGTAGTAGTTGCACCGCCGTCAAATCTAAGTGGAATTTTATCTACTTTCAAAAGATTGGTCGAAGCTCGGAATCCATTCGTCGCAACGGTATTACTAGTTAGTTTCGCATTTCCTATATACGCACCAGTTAGTGCCGTCTTAGTACCAAAAGTAGTGTTTAAGGCTGTTCTTACTGGTCGACCTCCTATTGTACTTGGCATGACTGGACTTGTGTTTATAGAAGAACCTATCCAGTTAGTTATGTTAACGGCCGTTGCGTTTACCGTCATTGTAAAAATATTACTCCATGCAGTGTTAACCCCTGTTAGCACCATGGCACCATTTGAATTAGCTACCTTAACATTATTAATATCATTCCAACAGGAGCTTCCTACAGAGTCTACATTGTTTACCATCGAGGGATTTCTCCACCCAGTACTCAACATGGTTTTTATATTTCACAACTTAGTGTTATTACAACATTCCCCGGGGTTCCACTTACCGCAGAAATGTCTAACCACAACCAACTGTCTGCGGCCAACGAACTGTTTGCAAAGGAGGTAGTACTCGCCCCACTTACCGTTGCCACTTGGTCGCTAGAGAGGAGGTCTGTTCCTGTACCTCCTATTGTACTTCTCTCTTCAATATTAAATGTAACTGAGGTTCCATTGGTAACATAACTCGATAATCTAATCGCTGTATGTGCCTCTTTCAACTGTGGTCCGGGTATTCCACCTATTGCAGGCTCACTTAAAGACCATGTGTACGACCTAATGGCACTTCCTGCTCCCATAGGTCCCTGGGGTCCAGTAGGTCCCTGGGGCCCCTGAATGGCGTTTTCAATAACATACTCCTGTAATTCTTCTATGTACCTCGTTGTAAGTAATTGAGCAACATAGTGTCCACCCTTATGTGCACTAGCCGTAGTTCCCTCCTGTCCCCTTGTAACAGTGAATTCGTTTCCGTCAACATCAGTGACTAGCATAATTTCCATTCCTGGGTCTTGTATAGGAGAGTTCTTCTTTGAATCAAACACGGTAATCATAAAGTTTCCCTCACTAGGGAACTTACTTGCATCGTCTAAAACGACTGTCGTGTCTAAGGCTGTTATATTTGCAGAAAGAAGGGCCCTAGCATTGTTAGACGCTTTTAACATGTTCTAGCAACTAAACTTATTTAGTATCGTCCTCTTGGAAGCACTGTCTATCCATTTCTTATAGCTAGCAAAATTAGTACAAACACCCCCCTCTGCAGTGAAAGTAGAGCTTCCAGAAGCATGCTCAGCCCTCTTACAAACCAGGGTTACTCCACGCGCACCAAGTATATCTATTGGGTTTGAGACAGTAGTTGCAGTGACATCACCACCAAAAACATTGATAACTTTCCTCATCAATTAGAAGAACAAATTTATTCTAATTACAGTCTATATTTAATAGCTTATAGTTGTCAACTGCTTCTTAGTTTTTTCTTCGGGCGAGGAGTAGAATACCACGAATGTCTTGCATAACAGAGCCCTGTAGGTTTGTTTTTATACCCCGTATGAAACACCGGGGCAAAACTATAAGCAGGTAAAATGTTGTCATTGTCTTTAACTAGTTTTGTTAATAAACCTGGGCCTACCTTCTCGTAGCCTGGTTCTAGCTCTTCTATTTTTCCCTGCTCCCCTACACATTTTTTAAGTATTGGGTGTCCTTTTACGGCCCCTAGGGGAATACTGTTCAAGCGAGTATCTAAGTCCACTGCAAAAATTGTGACAAAATCCCATACCATGAAAGGGGTATTCTCTATAGTGGTAATACACTCCATGTCTGCGTCTATATAAATACCTCCAAAGTCCCTTAATATCTGGGCTCTTACAATATCGCTACAAGACGCAAACTCTCCCATGCTGTAGTACTTCTCATAAAGCTCCCTGTTATCTAGTTTTAATTTGTCTATCTCCTTTTCTGTCCACAACCTATGTTCAAAGCTAGGGTTCTTTTCTTTCCAAGTGTTTATCCAGTTGGTTGGAGCTGGTTCAGGGCCTATCCACACCTGGTGTATAACCTGTGGAATACTCTCTATTGGCTCCAATGTTCCCTGCCACAAAAGTGGGTACTCACTTCCAATATACCTACCAAAATATCCCGCCATGCCAGCCCTATACCTTTCTCTCTGTGCGTCGTGCAAAAGTACCACACCACCCTCTTTTAGCATAGACTTGGCGTTCTGCAAGCAGATAGCCCTGTTTCTCCCGTCTACATAAATAATGTCATACTTTCCGGCTGGTTCTAAGTACTCTCTACTCTCTTTATCAGCCAGTATTAACTTAGTATTTTTTAACCCCCAATCTTTAACCTTTTTATACCAGGCCTCGTTGTGTTCTATTCCAGTCCAAGTAAATCCCACCCCTGCCCTGTCTAGTAGTTGTGTAAAGTGCTTTGTACTAAACCCTATACCCCACTCTAAAACATCTATATTGTCTTTCCTCTGTAGCAAATTCTCTATGTAAAACAACCCGTCCTTATTAAGGTCCATGGGTAGTCCGTCTTTTACATTGAGTGTTGGCTGAAATGAATTATCTCCACCTACAAAATAATCCCGGGTTTTATTGTTTTCCCTGACAAACAACACCCCCCTGTTGTCTGCTAACTGTGCAAAACTAGCCCACCTCTCCTTGTTAACTGGGTCTATGTGGCTAGCTATAAACTCCAAGGCCTCTTTAAAATTAGCATTGTACTTAATCGCCTGCCAAGCACTGTCACACGCCTCAGGGAACTTGCCCATCTTAGAAAGGCACTTTGCCCTCATTAACCAGGCGCCGTTTCTTTCCGATACAAAACTACTTCCCTTAATATATTCGTCTAGTTCTTTAATAGTTTCCTCCCATCTATTTCTATAAAAGTACTCTCTAGCTAAATAATACCTTTCTCTTATCAACTGAGGATTATCCTTTATAGCCTTACTGAGTATTCTAAATGTTCTGTCTGGGTCTAGCTTGTGGGCAGGGGAATAACCATAGTTAATAGAAATCAACTCGGTTGCGTCGTACTGCTTTCTCTTTTTGGTGTCTACTAAGTAGTTGTGTGCAACACCATGCCATGATATTGCAGGGTCGTTTCTAAACACCCTCTGAAACATATGACTACTACCACTCTTTTCGTCAATTAACTTAATCCTAACCATTGAATACTCTTTCCCAACGCCCTTCAGAAGCCCTCTAAGGGCTTCTATTCCTTCGTTAAGTACTTCATCTGCATCAATCTGTAATACCCAGTCGGCCTCTTTGGGCACCTTCGACAGGGCAAAATTACGTGCCTTAGCAAAGGAGTCCTCCCATTTATACTCGGTATAGACGTGTTTAGTATAGCGTTTTGCTATCTCTACCGTGCTATCTTGGGAACCTGTATCGGATATTACTATGAAATCTGCACCCTTAACCGAGTCCAGACAACGAGCAAGCATGGCTTGTTCATTCTTAACTATCATGTTAACACAGATAGTTGGGGTATTTACTTTCTCCATTTAAGAAGAGCTTAATTTATATACTATATTGACATATTCGTATACGTAAACTGTTAATCACAACCCCTAAGGGCTGTGTTAATAGTCTACACTATTCAGGAAGTGCTTTCCACTGTGGAGCTGATAAGGTTGCATTCCAACCTAAAAAGTCTCCTGCGGTTGCGCCTGTTGGGAAGTCTGCACCAGCAGGACCTATTGGTCCTATTGCTACTGATAGCCCCCCAGTTTCATTAATTATCTCGACTAGCTGGGGTTAACCTACCCAGCCAACTTAACTAAAAGGGGCAGGGTATAAGCACCCCCTGCCATGGTGCCACGAACTCTTAAATAGAGTGTGTTGTGCCGTCTCCAAGAGAACCTGCTATTCCGTACCAGCCTGAGATTCCAACTGAGAATACATCGTATACATTTGCATACCATGTTCTTGTGTCTTCGTCCTGCCATGCTTTTACATCAAAGTCTTGAAGCTGTTTGAACTTCAATAACTGCTTTGAGTAGTAAGGGTCAAGGAGGAAGAACCTCTTATCCCATGTTTCTCTATTAGTTGATGTTGTCTCTCCCATCTTATAGGCAAATCTCCATGATAAGTAAGGGTTTACAAATACGTCTACATTTCTTCCCTTGAAGTAGTTGACACGATGGTCATCTGTCTCGGGAATACCATCTGCTTCTGCTATCTGTAAAGCCGTCTCACGATTATATGGTGTTACCATTAACATGAGTTTTGCGTTTAATCCAACGTCTATAGGAATACCCTTATTAGAGTAGACTTCTATTAGTACGTCCTCAAGTAGTTTGAGGTTATCGTATGTGAGAGGTCTCTGTACTCCGTCTAAGAAAGTATTTCTCTGTACTGCTCCACCGTCTTTTCTTGGGTGGGCTACTGAAATGAGGGGTTTACCATCGCCATAGAGCTTTGTTGCACTGAAAGCTAATCTAAATATAGAAAATGCTTGTACATCTCGTCCTTGAGCTGCTTTTCTTGAAAGCTCTCTGGACCTACTCTCGGCCTTTGCAATCTTCCCATAGAGGTCTGTCAATTCCATAAGTCTGGTTATTGATACTTTCTTTGAGAAAATCTTTGGCTCGTATCTCCACATATATCCTACTAAGAACTCATCTTCTGGTGAAGCTGCGCCCTCTGCAATTTCCTCTGGGAAGTCAATTCCTGCTATTGAGGAGTCGTCTTCATAGAGTCTTGAGGTAGTCTCTATTGAGAATACCTTAGGAAACATTGGAGAATACAATTTGGCTTCCTCTTCCATCCACATTTCTATCCCAGGAGCTGTTAGCTCTGGATATAATGCTGTGTTCATTGTTGCCATTTTATCTACCAATCAAAATTAAAAATTTGTTTTTACTGTCCGAAGATTTGACCTTCGACTAACTTTGCATCAATTGCTCTTGGGTTGTCTCTTCCTGGAATACCTACAATTAAGAATTGCTCCTTACTTGCACTAGCGGTGTTCTCTTTGAATTGACTCTCGTTTGCTGTATTGATGTTTATGTAGTAACCAATCTTGTCAGAACCAGTTGTAGTTCCTAAGTTTGCGTCTGCAACACCTCTTACGATGTCGTTTGGCATTAAAGGTACTACCTTAGCCCTAATCATGGCTGCTGTTTCGTTGTCAGAGCCTACTGCTAAGGAAACTCCCTTTGTATAAGTATCTGCACCTTTTTGACCAGGTAACAGGTTCTCATAAGGAGTATTATCCTTGCCTGTAAATCCAACACAGATGCCATAAATTGGGTCTGTTACTGCGTCGGCGGGTTCCACTGCGCCTGCTACCAACTTAACAGTTCCACCAATAAATATGGTTTCACCGTTCTTGATAACAAATGACTCATGTGGCCTGGAAGACGCACCGTCTCCATACTTTATGATTTTCATTGTTGTTACAATCTAAATTTACTACTCGCTTTCACGAGCTAATTTTAAGGCATATGACCGTTTATAGTCTTCTGCCGCCTTTCCTGTTAGACCTTTTCTTTGTATTTCAGCATCTACAAAGGCCTGGTGTTTCTTTGGAAGGGTAAAGGCCGAACCTTTATTGCTCCCACTAGCCCCACTTACGCCTCTACTAATGCCTCCTACAAAGGAGTCTCTAACTCCGTCTATATAACCTTGCTCTCGTATCTCGTCTGCACTAAGTACTCTTTTGCGTGCGGCCTCCAATGCTTCACGTGGGCTATACCCATGCTTTACATCGAGTGCTTCTGCCAAGGTCCTTATTGCCTGCTGTTCTACTGGGTCAAGGTTTTTATTCTCATCTCTGCTGAAGAACTCGTCTACAGCTTCTTTTTGTGCCTGATATTTCGCAGCCATTTCTTGGTCAATCTTACTCATCCAGGACTCCCTTATGGGGTTTACTGGAGGTGCTGACGGAATGCTTTGAACTAGGTTTTCTCTTGCCTGAGTAGTATCACCCCTTTTAGGGGCATTTTCTTTATCATATATGTTCATATAATAAACTTTCTCCTCGGGGGAGAGTCCCTTACTCTCTAAGTAGTCCTGGAAAGTGTCTCTGGAC